GGCTGCCCACCAGAGTTTTGTCTTGTCTGGAGTTGTCGCAAGGGTTACTGAATTGATAGTTGTCTGGACCATCGAATCAAGCACAACAACAGCAGCGCTATCTAAAAAGGTATTTGCCACAGGGTCAAAACGTTGCAATCTTATTGTAGAGTTTACGGTGGGAGCAAAAACAAAGTACACATACTGCCCATTTGTAACAAGGGAATTAAGCAATGTATATGATCCTGTAGTATATCCCCATCGCCCTTTAGCTTCCCATGTCCTCCCATCGTTTTTAGATACGTACATACGCATCCATGACTCACTGCTATTAGCAATTCCATTATCAATCAAGCAGGCAACCAACCAACCATTATTCAAACGAACAGGCGGTGACATACGCGAAACGAGGTATGCCGAAGAAACAACGTTGACCGGCAAGCCCTGTACCTTGTCCAGATACCCATTGAAAACAGTTTGCCCACCTTGAGAATCCCGGACAGTAACCGTGAAAGAGTTGCGATCTTTCGTGTAGTCCGCTTTCAGGAACGTGTAATCGACAGGTGTATTTCTGGCGATAGGCGTCCAGTCTCTTTTGATTACGCCGTTCAGCCTAATCTGGTACTCTAGCGTGTCTGATGGGTCAGCGTCGTCTGCAGTCAGCCTGATCGTAAAATCGTTGTTTCCTGTGTAGATCGCTTGTCCTTCCGATAATGTCTGATTATTGGCCGGGCTGGTTAGCGTGAGCGTAGGCGATTGATTAAACCAAGTCGATTCGATTGGAATTGACGTTGAATCAGCCATAGAAAATGGATGAGCGTACAATCCGGAATCATACGTAGCTTGATATCTCCAGAGCCGTTGAGACGTTATATTAACGGTTTCCGTTTCAACCAGACCTGTAATGTTTTTGCCAACATCAGATCTGCTTAGTAAGGCATAAACATACATCGTGCGATTAGAATTATCGATAACTGTTTCTATTGCAGTCTCTCTTCTAATCGTCGAGTTTAAGACCAATCCGTATGCCGTTATCCCTTGTATAGAGGTAAAATACCTTGTCCACGAGCCATCAAAGAAACTTGCAGGAAACTTCATTTCTAATTTTAAGTAAGTCTTACTGTCCTTGCTTACGATCTTAGTGGCAATTGTTGGTTTTGGGTCGGAATTAAATTGATAGGTTACACTGAGGTTCTTAATTATCGTTTCCGCCACGTCAATTTTCCTCCCTTCCGCAAATGGCCGTTATTGGCAGGTTTCCTCATTTTTCCTACACCTCCAAGCGGCTGGCCGATTCGTTGTAATAGCCACGAATCACACGGATTGAATTGACCGTCGAAAGATCGTCATCGAATTTGTTATACAGAAAGTTTTCTGGCAGGATCGATTCCAGCGTAGTCATGCGAATTCGCAGATTCGAAACGTCTACTGAGAGCTGTTCTATACTAATGTGGGCGTCCTCAATGCCCTTCTCCCAACGGTTGATATCGTGTTCTGTAACCGGATCATTGTAATTCCAGTCTGTTTTCGCTTGATAGGGCATCTACTGTCCTCCTCCTTTCACCTGTACAACGAATGTAAGGGAAAAAAACTGCGCTCCGCTGGCTGATATCTGTGTAACTTTTTCCGATACGATTACACCGTCCGATGTCAGCAGCTTCAAGTTCCTAATTACAGGCACAGAGTCTACATGCTGAGCTTGTACCTGCAGGGCGATCGCATTTTGAAAACCAACAATGGGATGGGACGAGATAGCTGCGCTTTTAACCGGCATAGAAACGGAATCATTAATTAAAAGGCTTCCGCCATTCACGCGAGACAACAGATCGTTTCTTGCTAGTGTCAGGTAATCCTTGTGTATCAAACAAGCACCTCCTCGTACCGTTTGATTGGGGCCATTCCAACGCGAAATTCAGAGACGATATGGTACTCCTTAATGCCGACCACTACGTTGTCCTCAAAAACCAAGCTCTCGCCGCTCACAGGCTCAAAAGATACGCCGTTACAGTGAACAGGACGAATCTTCTCCACTGACTGGACAGCATGCCGTGTATCAAACCAGTCTTCGATTTGGTAAACGTAATGGATAACCTTTGCAGTAAAGTCCTCTATCATCTGCACGTTTTTCAGCTTGGAAGCACTTAGCCCGATGGCTCGGAGAACACTCGGAGTAAATCCGAGGTAAGCCCAGTGCTGACTCTGGATGTTTTTCCGGCGTTCTTCAATACTCAAGGATTGCTTCTTACCGAAGTAGATCCAATCCCAGAAATCCAGCCCCCAAGTCGCCGAAAGAGGGAAAAACTGCTGCTCCAAGTCTCTACGCTTTTCTGCGTATGCGTCGACAGCTGCTGACGCGCCTTCGAAATGGTATTCTGCAGCTTTATTCTCGTACCATTGAGGCGGTAGGACACGCCTATACCGTTCAGGAATCATGTCGTCACCACCATGTTCAGGGAAGATACAGCGTCAGCTGGTACCGTGAGATTCACTTCCCCGCCGTTTAGCGTATAATCTGTGAAGTCGTCTACTCCGTCCACGAAAAAGAGCGCCCCGATCTGCTGATACACGATCTGAGAACGCCCTTTCAGGTACGTTTTGATTTGATTAGTGATTTGCTCCTGTATCTTATCCACCTCAGCATCAGGACGCAATATAAGCCGCACGGATATGGTGACAGGGTAGACATTGGCTGGGAGAACTTGCAAGTCATGTAGAGCCCGTCGTTTGTCCTCAAGTTTCCTACGAACCAGATCCGCTAGTTCCGCCGACGCAGGCTGCCCGCTCATGTCTGTGATATATACGTCGATCGACAGGTCGCTCCTGGCTTTTTCGATTGCCACGGCTCCTCCTACGCCCTCAACGTTCCGTGCCCACCGTTCGTAATCCTGGCGACGGCCATCGCCTTCTTCAGATCGCGCACGATCAATCAGCCGTTGCCTATATGCGTCGTCGGTCTCTCCCTCGTTCCGCGACAGCCCGAAGAACACCCCATTTGCATCCAGAAACTCGCCATCTGCCCAAGGCAGGAATCGTTGGATGAATCCGTATTCCAGCAACTGCTGCTGCTCGCTAATTTCCGCAGCTAAAGGATACTCGAAGTCGTAAAACAACTCGCCTTCGTCAGTTGCTGGTGGTGTCTCCCCGCGCTGCTGTGCGAGAGTGGCCATCCGATTAGCAATCCGTTGATAGATTTGATCTGGCGTCTCCCGAAGAATCGGCATTTCGGGTTTTTCTAACGTCGCCATGCGCTCACCTCCGTTCTAGTTGTGCCTCGTGCACCCTCAATCTCAAGCGAGAAAATAACCCGATTGCCTTCAAAACGAATGTCGGTAACCTCGGCCCGTTCAATCTCACTGTGGGCCTCCAGCGCCTCTTCTGCCTGTGTTTTGATAACCGGAAGAGACATGCCAGACCTCATCCGTCCAATTTCGTACAAGAAATCTACTCCGTAGCGTTCGGAGTAAATCTCATAACGGAACCGGCGTGTATTCAGGATTTTCTTGGCCGCTTCCTCCAGATATTCGGCATACGTCTTTGTCCGCAAATATCGGCCATCTGGCCCCTGCATGAGCTGCTTTGTTTGCCAGTCGAATTTGTAGGTCCAAGGGATCGGATTGTCTGGCGACAGCCGCGATTCGTCTCCACTCAGTTCAGGAAACATCTATCCCACCACCCCGAGAAGAAGGTACTGGCCGTTCGTACAGCGAATCACGACCACTTTCTTACCCACGTCTTCCGGGCTCCAGCCGGTGGGGTTCAGCCTCACCAGTTCGTCCTCTTCCAGTGGTGCTGGATCCTCGTCCAGCTTGACTGACAGGGGAGACAGCGAAAGAAGGTTACCGAGTTCCGCTTTTGTATCCGTTAGCCCATCACGGGCACCTTGGAATAGCTTCTGTAATGCTGCATGCATAGGCTACCCCCTCCTTTCCAATTGCAAATCCATTGTGTATTGACCGCCCTTCCAACGAGAACTGCAGCTGGTGACGATCCAGTCTGTTATCGTCTTGTTGTCCTTCTCCATGATCTTTACCAGCCAGCCAGCGCGGAGCCGGGCAGCCTGATTGTCTTCGTGCCTGACGGTTATGGATCGGGTCTTAGGTATTTTCGACAGGTTCGCCAGCTGCTTTACAGCGAGAGCATCCAGTCCCTTTTCTTCGCCAGCATCGATTACCTTTTGCATTCGACCAATCTGCTTGATCAGGGTGGTATTTTCCCTCGTCGCGCTGCCGACCACCTTATCATCTTTGTACCGCTCCACTGTAACGACCGTGTACACTTCTTCGATTGACTCACCCGTGGAACTGCTTTCAAGCATGCTGGCAGCGAACATAGGGATCAAGCTGTTCCCCCCTTCCGGAAGAACGGCCAGCTTGTCTCGTTCATGCTGGACGAAATACCGAAGGCCCGTTTTCTCGTAAGCCCGCTCCGTCAAAGTCGTGAACAGAGAAGCGAATGACTGCGAAGACAGCCGGTCCTTTACTTCAAAGCCAAAGGCCGGGCAGCTGAAGTTGATTCCCGTTGCACGGATCAGTCGCTCCAGCTCCTTACCAGCATCACCATTTAGCTTAATCCGTGACGTTTCATTCTTCTGTAGGTACCAGCTTAGCTCGTACGCCGTTGCCGATGTATCCCCTGTCTTATCATCCCGATCAAAACGAACGATCGGCCCGTGGAAAAACTGCTGCGACTCTTTGAGCAGATCACCGGAGAATAGCATTAAAAAGCCCGCCGATTCGATAGGCGGGGCATTCAGGACTTGGATATCACAGTTTTGGGCGATCTGGCCGCGAGAGGAAGCCCAGGACAACTCCTTCGTCGCTGGCGTCAGATCGATGCGGGTCGACTCTTTACCATAGATGACTTTCATGGAACCACCTCGCTACGTTCCGATATCCCGGTTTACGCTGGCTAGTTTTCGGTCAATCCTGTCACGTTGGATTTTTTGTATTGCTGGATCGATCAGGGACTGGTTACTACTTTTCTTTTTTGCGGATTTACCTGTCGTATTCGGGCGGGCCTTCTGCTGCTTGGTAATCACCTTTTCGGGGCTTAGAAGTTGAGTTTGGTTGCTCCAAGTCACAAACTCTTCTTTTACGTATAAAGGCAGTTCGATTGATCCGTGATAGTCCACATTCTTTCCTGAAAACTTGCCGTCACACGGTCCGACGAGAACATTCCAGGCCAGGTTAAGCTCGTCTATTGTGATCAGCACCTCTGCCCCGGTCAGCCGGTCCAGACCGTCCAGCCACGCACGCGGTCCTTGATATCCTTCAACCTCAATAAAGTCTGCTTCAAGGTTTCCGGGCAAAAAGAATTCGAAAGAGATTGATTTCGGGCGCCGCCCTGAAATCCGATTATGTGTCAGCAAGTCAATGGTTGTCGTGCTCTCCGTGTCATTCCCAAATCCGTTGAGCTGGATTTCTCCTGGGGTTACCGGGAACGTGAGTCTGTACTTACCCTGTAAACGGATCACGTAACGACGCCTCCCCGTGTTTCAAGTGCATCTATCAGCGCTTTCTCAATGAGGTCCTTAATTTTCTGTCCAACGGACGGATCGCTCAACATCTTCAGCATAGTAGGTATATCCTGAAGCACCCCTTGAGCGTGGAGTGGAATGTTCACTTGCGGTATGGTGACTGAAACGACTTTAGGTTTCTCCGCTACCTTCCCTCCAACCGGCGATACAGGCGGTATCGGCGGCCCCATGACAGTTGGGGTCGGCCTGAACTGGTTCACTTCTTCTCTGGAAATTTTCATCATCCCACGGGGATGTGGTGGTGTCTGCGGTGCATCGTTCCACCAGGACTGCACTTTATCAAAGAGGGCTCCTCCACCAAAAGCTCCGGCAATACCACCTACAATTCCACCGATGGCGGTCCCGATTCCGGGTACAACCGAACCAATGGCAGCACCAGCTGCGGCACCTCCCCAACCTCCAAGAGCTTCTGCACCAACCTTTCCGGCTGCTTCGATCTTGTCCTCTGCTGTCATGATTTGACCGGCACCAACGGCCAAACCGATAAGCGGCAATCTTTTTACGAGCCCGCCTCCCAGTGCCTTTACCCCTTCCCAAGCGCTTTTTGCACCAGTAAGGACAGTATCGCTCTTTGGTAGTAACCCACCCAAGCTTTTCAGGTTTTCCACCAAGCCTTTCTTCGAAGTAACGGGAGTCTTATCCGGGAGCGAGCCGCCCAAGGCTTTCTTTGTTGCTTCCTCGGATGTCAGCCACTTTCGGTCTGGGACAGGAGTCTCTTTTTTTCCCCAGTTTAACGGGTTCCATTTGCTTCTCTTACCGCCACGGCCACCTCCTCGGCCTTTTCCCTTCTTATCAGGGCCGTCGGGCAGATCGATGTCAGGCATGTCGCCGCCGATAGCTCTTCTTACTGCTGCTGCTTCAGCTGCAGCGAGTGCTATTTTGAACTTCCACAAGCCGTACGTTACACCGGCAACTATTAAACCCATGCCTGCTAATGTAGCGCCGATTGGAGCTTGTTCTATCATGTCTTTCGCGTTCTTGATACCTTCTGCGATGGCCATAATAGTTGGGCCCAAATCCTTTGCAAGTACTAATCCTAAATTTATCAATTCATTCGAAAGCATCGTTTTTGCCTCGATAAACCCTCTTAGTGGATCGTTTTCTTTGTATGTTTGGAAAGACTGATCTAAAGTACCTCTGTAGTTGAATGAACTAGGATCGGACATTCCAATTCGGCCTGCGGCCTGTAGTAAAGGAGCGTATGCCTTAGCAATATCTTCACCCGGTCCGGCCCCCAACTCGTTCAATAATTCCTGTCTTACCTTTTCATCTTGTATCCCACCAAATGTCTGCATCAGAGCGGCTACGGCAAATTGATTATCTGCTACATTGTCAGAGTGAATAGCCGTAGCAATCGTTTTTGATTCATTTTCTGCGCGTTCCTGGGCTACCTTAGACTCTAACCCTTGTGCCTCATAGGCTGTCTTGAGAACGTTGACCATGTCCCCCTGATTATCCAATTTAATGGTGGCTTCTTTTAATGCGTCAAACCCTTTATCGATAGACCACAGGTTGTTCATCTCCTTCGTGAGTGCAGCCAACTTTTCTGGGGTATCCAAAAACTTGGTAACCTGTGTTGAGTATTCCACAATCGAATCAAGCGCTTCTCCTCGAATATCAGTTGTAGTGTTGGCGATCTCCGCGAGTGTGTCTCCAAACCTTCCGACATCCGTAATATCTTTCCATGCTTGCTGCATGGCAAACATGGTTCTTTGATATTCTTCAACTCCACCCAAATCTGGTCGAATTGCATTGAGTTGGAGCGCCTGTTTTGTAATATCAGCGCCATTTCTGGCGTCAAATCTTGTTGCTTGTGTCATCAAATCTTTTATATGTGTTCGATCTACGTTAGAGTTAATCATCGTCAAATCTTGAGCTTCTTTCTGAAACCGAAGTAATTCTTCAGGCGTATCTCCAAGGAGTGATCGGCGAGCGTTGGCTTGCGTTTCCATAGTTAATTGATCGATGAAGCCAGCACCAGCGTAAGCAGCTACCCCTCCTAGAGCTCCTCCAGCAACAAATTCTCCTCCTCCACCAGCGCCAGCTGCCTCTATCTGGACCTTTGCTTTTGCACCGTCAAGTTCCTTTACTTCTTGCCTTATCGCAGTGATTTGTCTACGAGCTTGATCGTCGACACTAATTTTTGGTTTTGCTCGAGTTGAGTCCAAGACACCAAGCTGACGTCTCAGGTCTTGGATTTCACGTTGCATTTTATCGAATTCTCGCTTGAACCCACGCTCTGCTTGTTCGGCTGTCTGTTTGATTTTACGCATTTCCTTAATCATTTCTTGCGTTGCATCATCAAGCCCGAGTATCTCTTTTCTAGCAGTTTTAGTTAATTTAACCGCCCTCTGCAATTCGGGCGCTAATTCGTTTTTCGCCTGCAGATATGCGGTGATTCCTACAACAGATCCCATGACTTCACCTCCAAAAATAAAAAAGGCGACATAAAAGTCATTTCACCTTTTTCTTATTCGTCCCATTCTATTTGAAACCCAGCTCTACACCTTGGGCAAACTGCGGTGTACTCGTATTTGTAAACCACAATCCCTTTGTCACATCTTGAACACCAAAATTTACTATGTCTTCTCGCCTCGCGGAATATCGGAATCGATCCCAACACCCCTATTATCATAAGAGGTATACCGACAATAAAAAGCCCAAATACTGACAAAATTATCCCCAAGAACAAGGAACTAGCAAGACAAAACAAGCCTAGCACTATTTTCAAGGCACTTCTGAGTCTTAATTGTGCTTTTTCCAATGTAACCTTGGCCATCTAGTTATTCCCTCCCGTCTACATTCTACCCCACTGAAAACCGAAGGTCAGTCCAAACAAATCGGGAACAAACGACACATTTCGACTTCTCCCCAGCCGTCACTCGCTCGGGAGAAGGGAGAAGGAGCGTCCTTCTCCGACAGGATTATCCACCTTTCCCGTTGAATGGGAACTACGGAAGGTGGTGAGACAAATGAAGGAGATCGATTTTCAAGCTATTGAAGAAGCGATCATACAAAAACACATCAACTCACTCAAAAATCCAGAGAGTGAATTTGCTGTGTCAATGACAAAATTAGCAGCACGACTGGCTACGTATGCCGTAATGGAGTATCACAAGCAGCTTCAAGCGACTCGGTCAGAGACTGAATAACGCTTTTCTTTACCTTTTCAGACAAAATTGGATCTTGCATCACCTTAATGGTTGTGTGGATGTCGGTTGCACGCTGATTTGCAATCTCTTCTCGCACGATTTCTCGAATTCGTCGTTCAGTAAGGAACATTCATTACACCTCGCTTCTAAATGTTGGAGAAGGCTACTGCCTTGCCTTCTCCACCTCTTCTGCCTCTACGGCCTGGCATGCCATGATAAACAGCTTTTGCATGTAGCGATCCACTTCATACTCTACGAGGTCGGATGGTCGCCCTCGTCCGCGGAGAAATGCCCGACAGAGGTGGCTTGCTTCTCCGTCGGTTCGGATGAGTTTTTTAGGTCTTCAACCACTTGCTGCTCGCTTTGCACCTTTGCATTTACTTCATTCACCTTGTCCAGCAGCTGCTGGTATCCTGCAGGATTCCGCTCGAACAGCTTGACCACCAAATCAAATTTGTCCTTTGCCCTGTAGGCATCCAAAAGCTCTTTGTTATTCCATGGGAATTCATGTTCCGTCGCCTTTACGATCCGAACATCGTTGTATCGGAAAGAGTCAAACCGACCGTTTGCATCTTCAGCAAGTCTAAAGCATTCGCGATTTTCCGGAAGCGTAAGCTCACGTACATGCCACTCATCACCATCAATCGTAACGGAGCCAGTTCGACGCTGTACCGGCTCCTGCGCTTTTGCAAGGTATTTTTCAAGTTTACTCATGGTATATCCCCCTATTCTTCATACTCAGGCAATTTATCAAGGAAATCCGGCTTTACATTGGAGCGTCCGCGAAGTTCATATGATGCGTTTTCGTTTCCTTCTGCCCGGGCTTCCCACAGTGTTATTTCTTCCGGATTTAGAACGATATCGGAAATTCTTACACGTTCAGAGTTGCCGGCTTCCTTGTCCAGGGTTTCGCCGATCAACATTGGGAGCACCGGTGTTTTCCCTTTTGTGATCTGGTCAACACAATAGTACTTCAGATCAGCATTCGTAGCAGTAATTCTCAGAGTGACCTCAACGTACCAGTTATCAACCGTTTGGATGGTTCCCTTTTGAAGCCGATTCACATCACCATACTCTACTTTCAGCACCATCCTGCCTTCGAGAGTGCCGTAAATGGGATCGCCATTGTCGTTGTAGACTTGGCAGTTCTTCAGTTTGATATCGCGTGCAATTGCCACTTGTTACAGCACCTCCCACTCAACGTCGAAGTATTCAATTGCATCAAGCGGTTTGGCTGATAGGCGGAACCCGCGGCGGTCGCCTACACCGTTTTTCTTGTCTGCAAAAATCCATCCCGTGTCGATGGCTCCTTGTTGTTCCCGGACTTCCATGTACGCTTTCACAGCTCCAACGAACGTGGCGCCGCCAATGTCATTGTTGCTCAGCTTCCCCTTGTACTTCTTACCGACTGTCTGAATGTCGTTTTGGATCTGGTCCAGTGTCATGCTGACACGAATTTTCCCATAGTCCTCACGATCTTTCGGGCCGAGAACAGACAGGGTATTGACGGCACTCTCAATGATGTATACATCGCCATCGCGAGTGGCGATAAGTGTTCCAGTAGAGAGAGCTTGGAGTATTTCGGTATGACCCCAGTCTTTCTTGGCTTTTTTCAGTGGAACGACTATACCCGTCAGGGATTCATGTGCAGGCGTCGCAGCGATCACTCCGGCAACCCACGCTGCCCATTGGAGGCTGTTGTAATACTTGCCGTTGTTGTGTTCACCTGCGATGGCGTTGTTTACTACATATCGCACGTTCTGAGCAACGGATCTCTCGGTGTGATTTACCATGTTATCGTCGTCCGCTTCCTTGCCAGCAATGACCAGAGTGCTAAGCTTTTTGTTCTTCGTCCGGCGATCACTCATAAACTGCTTCGCCGCAGCCTGCACTGCCGGATCATCGAACGGTAAATACATCGCGTCGAAGTCAGCACCAGACACAGACAGAAACAGCTTTGTGGCATCTGCTGACGTCAAAGGTGCCGTACCGGATACCCCGCCACTAAGGGACGTCAACGAAACATCTGCAATGTCCGTATCACCAAGTTTTTTCACACGAACGTAGATTGATTGCTTCGTCTTCATCACCAGTTCCGCAGCATCGGCGAAGGAGAATTTCTCCGTAGAAATTGAGCCCACGACTTGCAATTCTTGCTTGCCCGGCTCTGCTGTCGACGCACTGATGGAAACCTTTAGGTCATTTCCGCGGAGCCCCGGGTAACGTGCCTCAATACGGATCGCGTCTGGCTGTTCGTAATATGCAGCAACAGCGGCTCCGTTGGTCATACGGTAGCCGATAATCGTCGCCCCACCTTCTGCCGCCAACTCGACGACATCTACTTCTCCAAATGTCTCCTTGATCCGCTCGTCATACCCCGTCATTCTGACCGATGTATCCGGTGATCCCCATTCCGCCTGATACGGCACAAGGACAATGCCACTTTTGGGCAGTACCCGTTCTTTGGCAACGGCGATCATTTCAACGGTTACGCCCGGTCTTTCACGTTGGATAGTCATGATTTATCACCGCCTCTATATTTGGTGACTCTACGCTTAACTTCAGCCTCGTTCACCTGTTGATTATCTTGGAGATCAAAAAGAGCGCCGGCCACTTCAAACCTCTCGGCTTTGATACTGGCTGCGCTCTCTATCCACTCCTGTTTGGTTCGCCTTACTTCGGGAGCATCCGACTTCTGCTCTTTTCGAACAGCCACTAGGACCATTCCTCCTCAATTTCAAATGTGTTGATTTTCTCCACCTGCGGCCGCGGGATGGCTATGGTGTACTCGAATCGGAAGGTGATTTCCGTTCGGTCCTTTTTATCAGACCTGGCCCGGAAGGTTGTATTGTCAATGTTGATAAACAGCCCGTCCTTCCCGCGATAGCTGTACCGTTCCCTGCGAAGAAGTTGCCGCAAGGGCTCTGTCGAAATCGGCTCGTATACTTCTTGTCCACCGATCTTCTTCTTTCGATGATGCAACACGATCCCAGCGTCGGAGATGATTTTGTACGACGTTAGAGTGTTGCCTCGTTCCGTTACTTCCTGAGTCTGAATGAACGCGATCGGCGGCTGGAATTTGGCTGAAAGCCACACGTCCAAGCTGTCCAGGATGGCCAGATCAGGATACGCCTCATTGATCAGGTCGATTATGCAAGACAATTCGCGGTTCTCCATCACTTCACCATCCTTTCTAGTTCTGCTTGTATCAGTTTTTGCAGTAGTGCCTGCATGCCACCCTGGAAGTCTTTCAGAGCGATGTCAAAATACTTTCGTCCGATGAAACTACGAGGACGGACCATAAAGCCTCCTTTGGCGTCAGGGTCATAAATAAACTTGCCTACTCCGTTCCAGTAGCCTGGGACGAAATAGCTTTTGTCGATCGTATATCCATCGTTCAGATACTCCGAGTATGGAAGATTGGATCCAACTTCCAAGGTAAGTGCGTTTCTGTCAGCATCAAACTCCCAGACGTTCCCTTCGCCACCCTGCGTAAAAGACTGCCACAACCCGCCGGTATCGATCAGGTCCTGTCGTTGAATTTCGTCAACAACGTGATTGAGCAGCTCTTCCCCGAGCTGATACATGATCCTTTCAAGAGCATGAGGGACATTGCGATTTAGCTTTTCCATTCGCTTTTGAAATTCCCGGAAGTCCACTATTCTGCACCTCGCTTTTCCTGTAGGGCCACTACAGCCAGAAAGCGACGGCCGGGAACCACGTCAACCACCACAAAGTCGCCACGACCGGACAGTTCCAGGACATCATCCTTGCGAACATCCTCGCCTAAAAGAAACCCGAGAGTCGCCTTGTATTCCCATTCCACTGGGTCGGCGTTTGCTGGACGTTGCCAAGACGACTCTACGGCCCGTATACAGCCCATTATGGAACGGGGTGGCAATTCCACCGAGGTAACCCTGTTGCGCTCATCCCGCCCTGTTTCCGTTCGTTTTAGAACGATCAGATCATTCATTCGATGGTTCATAGTATCATCGCCGTAACGTTGCCGCCTTGGCTTTGCTCCGCAGTAAAACACATCCATTGCCGGAGTAGAGAATCGACCTGCGGGCTCCCCGTGGTGACGGCAGCTCTTTCAATCGACCAAGAATATCCCTGATCGCTCTCCGCTGTGATTCCGCGGGCTTCCGCGCCCAGCGTTTCGTCATTGTCTGTCAGGGCCATGGCCTCAACCAGACGAAAATGAGCTACCTCAAGGCGACTGTCGTTGTCTACGAAAGGTCGGGTGGTAAACAATTCGATACGGACCTTAGCTTCGTCGATGAGATAGGAAAGCCGCTCAGGTGTCATGTCCTGAACGGCCCTCGTGCTACTCCGCTGCTTTACCTTCTCCGGTGTCAGCATGTTTACCGCCTCCCCGCCCGGCCTTCTTCTCCTCTACGATTTCGAGGTCGTCATAAGCTGTAGTCAGTTGTTTTGCCTCTTCTTCAGGGACCTCGTACGTTTCACCGGCATAGAAAAAGCGCCCGCCACCGATATGCAAAGCGCCTTTTTCATGCTTGTATTTGATTATTTTGGCCACCGCTCATAACCCCTCTCTTACAGCTTTGATCCAGTCATCCAAGCGACTGCTTCCGGCTCCAAGACCGCTGCATCAGCATAGCCGAACAGAATATGATAAGTCGCATCTTTAATGGCTGCCGTGGCTCCGTCTGCTGTACGTTTATAGCGAAGGTCCCGGGTGAATACCGGCACTAGGTTGCTCAATGGCGTCAAGGCAACGAACCCAGTTTGCAATGATTGCACTACTTCGATTGGGTAGCCAGCTATCTCTGTCAATTTGCCGTTTACCAGCGTGACGTCACCGAGTGCGGTTTGGCGTTTTTGAATGAGCGCTACCAGCTTTTGATACGTCCGGCGCGGCATGATCCATGTCAGGTCGGTCATGTTCAGATACTTTTCATCCAACAAGAGGACGTGGTTGACGAAATCATCAATCGTTGGTTCGTTCGTGCCCAGGTCCGTTTTCAGGGTGGACGCTTTCATCTTCTTCACGAAGCCATCCAAAACAGACAAAAACGGATCAGGGGTAGTCCCGTCTGCCGATTTTGCCGTTGTATCACCATTGAAGAGTAGGTCTTGCATGTCAACGCCGAACTGTCCTTGTACCAGATCGATCGTCTTTGTTTCGACATCATCCCCGCGGGCAGTGTCGTTGTACCATACGTCATCGTCTTTCAACCATTCATCCCAGAATACCTTTTTCACGGCGTACGGTACTTCTGGAGTGGAGATGCTACCAGTACCCGTTGGTTCCTCAGTTCCGGTATGCTCCCGAATCTGGCGGGACTTCACTTTCAATCTTTGCAGCTTACCTGCAGGCGTGTCCGTGAATTTGGTATTCAGTTTTGGTAGCGTGGTCGCCTTTTTCAAGGTGTCCACAAGGAAAGCTTCCGCTTCTTTTTTCGGCATGGGCAGATCGATCGACTTGCGAATTGTCGCGAGCTGCTGCTCTTTCGAAATCAGTTGGTTGTTTGTTGGCATCTTATTGACCTCCATTCATGAGTCGGATGTAGCTGGGTACCTCACTCTTTTCAACCGTCTCTCCAGCTGCTGGCGGTTGGCCGCTTGCACCGCGGCTATTTTTTACAAGCTGCAGGTCAGCAGACAGAGTCTCTACCTGTTTTGTGATTGGTTCCAGAGCCTTTTGAATGGCTTGCGTGAGCGCGTCATCCACGAGATTGGCCGTAGCAGTCGTCTCTCCTCCCTCCTCTTTCTTCAACTCAGAAACCTCGGTTTGCAGATCCTGCAGTTGCTTGGTGATCGGGGCCAATGCCGCCGTCACCGCTTTTTCGATGTCTTCTTGTTTCACTTCTTCTTCCTCTCCTTTTGGTTGGGCTTTTTCACGTAGGGTTGAGAGTGCGGCAATTGCTTCCTCGACTGCTTGTAAATTGGCAGAAGACAGTACCTTGCCAGCTTTTTTCACAGCTTCCAAGCGCTCTGGGAAGTCATCTGACTTTACAATCTCACTGTCAGTCGGCCACTGAGCTGCTAGGGCAACAGCCACTATCTTATACTCGTCAATGGTCTTCCCGATGGCCTCAGCTTTATCTGTGATTTCAGGATCGTTTAAAATCTCACGCATGGTATCTGTAAAGGCCCATTGCGAATCGTACCACTTGTCTTGGATATCCCTAGCCGCGATCCGACTTTTAAACGATTGCACCGCTTTAGCAATCGGGGAGGGTTTCATTCCCGGCAACATTTCCTGCAACGCCTTTTTGATTGCATGCAAAAGCCCCTTCTCTACCGTTTCCTCTTCGGTACCAGAAGGAGCTTCCTCCACTTTCTCGCGCTTACCGATTCCCCACATGGAGAAACCCGTGATTTCGCCTTTTTCAATTTGTTGCCAAGTATCTGAATCCGTTACCTTCACCCCAGCCACCCAAGACCCCTTTTTGATCTCCTGATCGCCAAGTTCCATGTTAATGGGAGCAATATACGACTCCACAACATAACCCTTGTCAGCATCAAGGTCGTGCTGCTTGTCGATATTGTGAGTATGCTGGCTTTCCATGAAGGCGTGGGCTGCTTTCTCGATTTCCTCGGCCGTCATAAAGTCGCCATGTGCGTCCACGACTTCCGGCTCATAAACCACACCGTACACGATCTGCTTCGCTTTGTCAGCTTTGGCTATCGTGATACTCTTCTGCACCGGCTCTTTGCCCTCTTCCTTGATAATCGCAAATGGCCGTCCGTTTGCCCCCTTATCAACCAATGAGATGTGTGTTATCTTTGCGTCTTTCAAAGCATACTTTGGCATTTTTTTCACCCCCTTTCTATCAAAAAACTGCCTGCATTGTGCAGCGACATTTCACAATTTGTTTCGCGCTTCCTGCCGGGTCCCCTGGATACATCAGCTTTTCACCTCCCACTTTAAAAGGCTTGTCAATATCGACAGTCTGACCGTTTGCCTCTCGATGATCTTTTCTTGTCCGCTTGTTGTTCGCGGAGCGCCAGCGCTTTTTCTTGACGAGACCGGACTGTTTCCAACCTTCCAGCTTACCGCCATTAGCCGCAGCCGTAGAAAGTGTGCGTGAGACGGTTACGGCTCTCGTCATGCTGAACGGCCCTTCTTCCCCGCTGGCTGCCTGCTTGCTTACCTCTTTAACCAATACAGCCCGCTCAGCAGGAGTCTTTCCTGTCTCGATAGCACGCTTGAAAGAACGGATCATGTGATCGGCTGTTGTCCCATTCATGGCCGGAACCAGTTTTTTCAGTCTTTTGGCAAACTTGGCCGCAGCTTTGTTTTCCTGCTCCCATTTGGCATCCGTATTAATCCCGGCTGCTTCTGATTCTCCTGCAAGCTGAAAGAGCGGCATGAAGGCGTTGTAAACAGCCTCCTCAAACTTCTCCTGAAAAAAGTCGCCTGACTGAACCTGCATAATCACTTTCCAGAGCTCATCGGCGTGGACGACCAGTTCGTCACTTAACTCCTGAATGGATTCGTCGAGTGCCTTTCCCTGCAACTCCAGCAGATCAGCAATCGATTCCTCTCCGTCCTTGTACAGCTTCTCCAGCAGTGCTCGCTCGGCGTGATTCAGGTCCAGGCTGTCCAAAAACTCATCGTTATCAGCCTTTGCGATAAGATGCAAGCATTGATCACACATGATGCTTCTCCCTCGTTTCGCGGAGCAGGCGCTTTGCGATTGTGGCCAGTTGTTCTTCCGGATCTTCTTCTGTTGCAAACGGTGTGAATGATGATGTCAATTGAGCAATCGGCGTATCCAGATAGCCAGCTGGGAAACGAGCCTCGTCAAGGACTGTTCCCAGTACTTCTTCTGCAATCGGGATCAGGTCACGAACAACCAAGATGCCCCTGTCGGCCAGGTAATCCAACATCGCCTTTCGCTCATCTGGGTCGGAAATCTTCGGCCCGCGAAGCACAGCTTTTACCCGGTAGACACCGATGGAAGGAAACAGCCTTTTGTTGAAAATTTCATTCATGAGCCAGACCCGGTAAGGAATGAATACCTGCTCCTCTGCGATTCGCCGCGCGTTATCACTCGTTGCGCGGTTGTAATCTTCAGATTCCCCTGTAAGGATCGGCGGCAGCCGGAAAGCAGAGCGTATCTCTTTACGCTTGTCCTTGTTGTATTCACTGAACAGCGCATCTTGCTGAAGAAGGTCGTTGAGCTTGTCCAGCTTTACTTCGGTTTTCTCCTTCTCGTCGCCGGTGAGTCCCTTCTCAAACCCCTCAACTTCCAAATACAGAATACCGCCTTGAGATTTTTGTCCTCTGGCATTTCGTATTGCTTCAATTGATTGAGGTGTGAGTTGACCGTTAATAACCGACAGCAACATGGAAAGCATACGGCCATCTTCAAAGTAATTCAGATTCAATTCTTCTGCCCGACGGCTGCCGAGGATACCAGGAGTGTTTCCAGCCCAACGAGGCTCGCCGTATACTCCGTTCCCAAGTTTCAGGTGAATGACTTCGTTCTCAGTCCCTGGTGAGCCGAACTCGCGGAACCAAACGATGTTGTTCCCGCGCTTTTGAGCATAACGTCGGACCCACTTTTCCTGAGTGAACTCTTCGACTTTCCCTTGAACCAGCCGCTTGTACTTCATGGTTACCTTCGTCTGCTCCGCAGTACACCGCATATTTTGTGGTGGTATTCGGTAAAGTGCCGGCAGGCCGCCGCCGCGGGCAACCTCTATATAGGCGTCGCCACATGATTCCAAGTCATCGACCAGCTCGGCAAGCAACTGCTCAATTGATTTTTCAAGGTTAGCCGTTTGAAGGAACCGCTCCGCGATATCCCATTCAGCCTTAGCAGTTTTATCGCTCTCGTTCGGCATATATTCAAGAGCACAGCCGTACCCGGTTACGTTGGTCTTGTACGCCTCGATGCACTGGGGAATAATGCTGCTTTGCTTTACAACAGCAAAAAGTGCTGCCGGGGTGACCTCCGGTACGATTAGGCCGTGCTGCTCGTAGTCGCCTTTGAACTTGTCCGCGGGCAACTGCTGACTCGTTGGTGCCTCTTCCGCTTTGCCAATGGGTATCCATTGTGCACGGCTTCCTGCACTCTCGGCTGCCAAGTCACTCATTATATCCATCCTCCTCTCGCCTTTTGTCGTCTCTCTTCCCTCTTCTGGTTAAGCTGCACCATAAGCCAATCGTTGTACAAAGCGTATCGTTTTGCGTCCTGAGTGTGGTTGTCCTTGTCAACTGGCTCTTCAAGAGTTACCCCTTTTTGCTCCTTGTACTTGTAGTTGCCAGTCTCCTTGATCGTATGAACGAGTGACCGTGCAACGTAGAGGTTGGGCCGTCCGGAAGACTCTTTCACCTTATACAAACTGGAGACTCGACGAATCCCTGGGCCGATCGCATTCTCGGCTGGTTTCACCGGCAATTTATAGCGGCGGTAAGTAGAAATATCCCCCGGCTCGGATGGATCCGCCCAGATGACGTCCATCGGATATTTTTCGTTGAACTCCAGATACCGCTTTACCAGGCAATCCTCCAACTTCCCCTGATCGTTGACTATCAAAACATCAGTCTGATGGCAGTAACTCTCTTCAATGAGAAAGTAGTCTTCGTCGGTACAACCAATGACAAGAAGCACAGCAGGGTCATTCCAGCCATGGTCCATCCCGCCGATGTACCGCTTAAAAGTCACTTCCCTTTCCTCTCCACCCGGGAAGGTCACATGAAACAAACGGCGAGCCAGATCGATCGGTTGGATATCGACACAGTGGATACTCCGATCAAACTCCTCATACACCTGTCCGTGAAAGACGTTGAATTTCGCGTAGATTTCCCGTTTCACGTAACGCTCTGGATACGTCTCGATCATCCTCTGAATGTTCTTCTGCAATTCCGGGATAGGGTTATCCTTCGATGTCCAGTAGAAATTACGCCAGTCGGGATCATTGTGATAGCGATCCTCTTCCAAGCCGGCATCAATGAACTGGCCACGCAGCACGATCTCTTCCGCAAACCAGTTGATTCCCTCTGGAGTTGTCGTCCAGATGGACCACCCACCTTTATCCGCTAGAGCATAGGCAAGGTAACCAGACCATGTCTCTGGTTTCATCTTCGATGCCTCATCGAGCCAAACACCGTTCAGGCCGCGACCTACGAGTTTCTTGGGATTCTCAGCGGACTTGAACCGGATCAGGACGTACCCCTTCAACCAGACAAAATTCCCGGATCCATTCCAGTTATCGATCATCTCTTCCGGGATGACCTGCGAAAGCTCCTCCTGCTGAATCTCGGACATGTTGTAATCCGGTGCAACGCACCAGTATTCAAGTCGTGGCTTGGGTTTCTTGACTTTCTTCAGGTTGCGCGGTGGCTTATACGGCAGCCCTTTTCCTGCCTCGATGTCGGCCAAGATGTTATCGAAGAATTTCCGAGCGCCAACATTCGTCTTCCCGCCGCGGCGACCGCAGTTCATGACGACATTTCGAGCATCGCACTCCATAACCTCAATCTGTTTTTGGTGTGGGGTCCACCCATCGAAAGGATCAAGTTCGAGGGCTAGATTTGTCACGTGACCACCTCCGCACCACTATCTCCCCCGGCTGCTTTTCGTCATCCGATTGGAGTTTTCCGACCTCCAGTTTCAGTTTCTCAACCCTCAAGCGGTCCTCTTCCGTCATAAATCCGAGGTACTTTTCCAGCGCGCCCAATGCTTTAATCTTGTCATGAAGCTTAACACTAACGCCGTCCTTTCCTTGTTTGACTTCACTTATTAGTGTGCCGTCTACCTCTTCGCTGCTTCGGAAAGCGACAAAGTTTCGTTTGTACGTCATGTGTTCGCCTGTCTTAGGATCGAGTATCGGGGCCCCTTCTTCTGTGAACATCGGGACGTCTTGCTGACCGAACTCCACATACTCAGAAATGTCCGCAAAGGCGATCTTCATGTATTCCGCGATGATGCGCTGTACACTCACTCCAAGGTCATCTGCCATCGCTTCCTTCTGTCGCTTGATCTCGGCTTGAATCTGAGGTTTTCTCAAGTTCTCCCAGCCGATAGCATAGGCTGTTTTCTTGCTGTAACCGACTGCCATTGCAGCGCGGGTGGCATTGAAATCTCGGAGGTACTCCAAAACAAAAAGCCTCTGCTTTTCAGTCAGAGACCCGTCTTCATTTTCAAATTCAAGAGGAGGTTCGCTGCGTTCCTCTACTTGTTTGGAACGTTCCGTTTCTTTAGGAGCGTTCCGTTCCGATTGATTGGAGCGTTCCGTTTCTTTTAGAACAGCATTTGGTTTCTTGGGTGCCGGTACGGGACATTCTTTTAAGAACACCTGCCGCGGCACGCTGTCTTCGTATGGGCCGACGATACCATTACGTTCCATCTGCTCAATGAGCCTTGCTGCTCGCGTGTACCCTATTCGTAAGCGACGTTGCAGGAGGCTTGCAGATGCTACCTGTGCTTCCACAACGATGTAAACAGCATGATCATATAGTTCGTCGTCTTCAACCATCGTTTCCGCAACTGATAGCTCTGAGAGAATACTATTTGGTAATTGCCATTTGTCTTTGTTCTTCCAACCCCTGACAGTACCCTCAGCGATCCCCAACTGGTCAGCGATGTCCTTCAGTTTGATATCACCGTTAGCCTGCTTCCATATCTCGAATGCCTTTTCCCGGTTCGGATCTCTTGCTCGTGCCATTACCTCATGTCACCACACCTCCAAGTTTCTGGGTAACAAAAAAGAGCCTAATTTGGCCCTCTTTCTCAAATTAAGTATTTAAAGAATGCATACGCTCCGCTAAAAATGGATGCCATAATCAAAATCCTATTGAGCGGATATGGGAGCCTTTTGAATAAGAAGAATCCTACTGTACCAGCAAGAACCATGCAAAGAACCATTGTCCACAACATACCAGCGAGCGGCCCTGTATCCACGCTCAGGTCTAGTGCCAAGTCGAGTCACCCCCCGATACTATCATGGGGGAATTTCCCTGCCCTGTCTACAACCCCGGCAATAGATATAAGAATAAAGAATATTGCCAGCCCCAAAATCGCTGTAAGCCTTGATACAGGTGGGCTGGAGGCACTTTTTTGAGCGCTACGAAACGACTACTATTCCGACGGAAAAGTATATGTTTTGTATCACCGCAAAAAACAACGGTCGTGCTTAGAGCGACAAGGCTTTAAGCCCTCTCGGCTTCTGGCGACCCCCTATTCGGAATTTGGGTCCTCCCCTGCTTCCGTGATTTCTTGCTTGAATAGCTGTAAGAGCCATGCTTCTGCTGTCTTCCCGTTAAGGGAATACAGTGGGTTGATTGCTAATACTGACCGGCCCTCCAAATGGGTTCGGCGTAAGACCTGCAGCTCAATCAAAATCTTCACTATCTTGCGGGCAGTTGGATAGGAACAGTTTGCGATGCGGGCCAGGTCTTTTACTGTTAGTGGCGTTCCCTTCTGACCGCGCTCATTATCTCCCTCGAGGAGATTCGTACCCTCACTGGCGTAGAGTGAGATTTTAAGCAAAAAGCCAGCCTCGGCGAGTGACAGCTTCCTGAGCCGTCGCTTTGCCTTCTGGCTGGCTTTGATCTTCACGAATTTAGAGCTGCGGCCGACGGGACGAAAAACCTTGACGATTTCATCTGGCCGCCGAAGTATTTGCTCCTCATAAAACACTTCGCCGGTATCCGGGTCAACGAGTTGTCTCACTACATGATCACCACCACCTGGTTGAGCTGTTAAAAAAATAAGCATCCCACTCGGATGCCCTGTACTCCATTTTTACTTTCACCGCTTGTACAGTTCTAACACGCGTTGATGATATGCTGGGTCGTCCTCTTCAGCATCATATGCTACATAGCGATCAACATATTCCTTTACCACGCTATTGTCAAAAACATCTGTCCAACTTACCAAAATCACCTTCTGCTTCGCCATCTGCAATACATCTTGGATTATTTCTTTTGCCTTCTTATCTTTGCACACTGAGTCAACTGGATATACCACAACATAATCAAGGTTTCCAGGTGTATTTCGTTGTGATGTAGGGTTAAGGGAATCAAAATACAATTTATGAATTCCCAGTGGATAAGCAACACCCGACTTAAACCTTTTACCATTTGTCCCAAAAATGGTCCCCAGATTCCCCATTGCATTTGTCCTAAACAAAATTGAGGAAGGTTCCGCCAGGTTTTTGAGACACCTAAGTACGAGCGGGTGTTTTTTATTTTGATGTGTTCCGTTCACATATAAACATTTGTCCTCGGATAAAAAGAAATCAACAATACTTTTCATCGCATTTTCTTTTGTATTCATTCCAGTCATTCCCCCCTAAGGAATATTCCAGCATGACTTATGAAACTCCTGCGAGGAATGAAGTGAAAGTCCCGCCCCGTTTCCGAGGCGGTAGGAGGGGTTCGCGAAAGAAAAGGTTCTTTCACTTATAAGTGGCATTCGCCCCACAAAAATAGTAAATTGAAGTAAACTGATATATAAGGGGGGCAGCAAAAAACTATGAGGTACACTGAAGATTTAAGAGTTGAACATCCAAACCTCGAAGAATGCTTCAATGAAATAGAAAAGTTATTACTTGAGCATTCCGAACGGTATGTAGGAATCTCTAAACCGTTACCTTCTAAACCAGTGAGACTTATTGGTCAAAATGGAGTTCACTATCTACAACTTTCTCTCTCGCGTTCCCATTCCCTTATTAAAGGTGCTATATTGGCCCTAAATAATAAAAATCCATTATTGGCGATTTTAGCTGTAAGAGCCCACTTTGAAACAACTGGCGGAGTAAGTTACCTCTTAAAAAAACTCGATAGCTTTTATAAACAGAGAATTAGCGAGGAATTACTAAATCAGTCGTTGAAAAGACTCCATTTTGGAGTTAAACTTCCGGAATTCAGCCCACTTAACCCACCAGATCCAATTAACGTAATGAGTCTTATTGATTCTGTGGATGAAATGATTACTAAAATGCCTCAAAATAACGGCACTATAGATTTTAGAAGATGCTACGATAACCTTTCTGAATTTTCTCATCCGAATAACTTAGGAATGACTATGGATGTACATTTTAACAAAATCGGCATTACGAGATTCTACTTTTCCTCACAACTACCAAAAAGCGAGTTTGATATGATAAATTATCACCTTGTTATAACTTCCGGTTTGTTTATCCATGCATACGATGAATGTTTGAAACTTCTTGTAAATAACGAAGAATTACCGATACTTTACTGTCGTTATCCCAATAAGTTATAAATAGCCTATCCTACTAGGAATAGGCTGTTTTTAATTCTTTGAGTAATTTTTTCTTGTGCTCGTTTGATCAAGGTATACACGTTTCCTTTTGATATTCCGAGTATCTCAGCAATTTCTAAGTGGGAAAAACACTGACCATAAGCTAAAACGTAGCATTCCCGCTCTCGCTCGCTAAGTCCACAAAGTGCATCCTCAATCTGCCCTAATTGCCATTCTGTGAGATTTGCTGGACTTCCAGCTGTACTTCTAGCAACAAAAGCCTGCATGCGAACTGGGTCCATAAGCTTCTCTCGCTGATAAGCAGCCCGCCGTTCAATCCCTCGTTTGTTCCCTGGACGTCTACCAGTCTCCAGCCATTCAATCACGAATTCCGTGTCACCAATCATTTCGGCAATGATCTGGCGTTCACTATTATGCTCGCCACCATTTGTCGTGATCTTGGCCATACCGGTCTTCCTTTTCGCCTCTTCCAGACGAACAACTCTAACCGCATCGTCAGAGTCCTTCAAATTACGCTGTATCCGTTGCAACACCTTTCTGGTTTCCTTGTACCCGTTGATCAAATCTTGCATGAGAACCCCTCCTCAGTGCGTTTATTTGCGTGTTTTGCTCTTGTCTTTTAAGAACCGCCTTGGACCAACATCGCCCATCAACCGACGCAACTCCCCAATCGTCAACACTTCTGCAGGCTTCGCTGGCGTTGGCTTCCTATATCGATCCTTCGCACGTTCCAAGTGCTCCAAGAAGCTGACTGGCTCTTTGTCTTTTTGTCGCTTATACTCCATGATGTCCCGAACCTTTACCATGGCACGCTCCTCCTTTCGGCAAAATAAAAAGAGCGCCAGAACACACCCATATTGGGTGAACATTCTGACGCCCTCCGCTTTTCGGTCAGGCCATTTATTTTGCTTTTCTGTATCGCTTTCGTTTGGTCTCTTCGGTATCGAGCAGCTTGTCATCTTGGGTAATGATCGTGAACCGGTGATGTGCTTCTAACTTGCAACTCTCCACTACATTTCCATCCTCGATGATGACGACTCTGACGCCTTTTTCTAAGGGATATTTTACCACAGTTTCTGTTTTTTCAATAGCGCTCATCTTTCGTTCCCCCTTGTCTTTAGCCGTGATATAATGTGATTAGCGAACACACATTTGCTTCATTTGCTCCCGGCAGGGGGCTATTTTTTATTCTTCGAAAAGGCTATTAACTTCATCGATCCTGGCGTTTGGGAATGGACCATAGATTTTTTCTCCAATGACAACTACAAATTGCTCCTCTGTTTTTACAATTCCCCCGACGCTTTGGATCATTGCCACGTCCATTTCGTTCACTCCCGAAATATTGTGTTAAACTATTCTCTTTCTTCCCGCCGCCCTTTGTTGAATTGACGCTCCTGATCTTGCTGTCTTCTAAGCTCTTCTAACTTATACTGACTAACCTTGTACTGGGTCCACGCCTCATGTATAGCAGCCAAGTGATTGTCATCAAACTTCCTGGTAAGCAGTTTTTCAAATAGAAGGGGGGCCAGTTTAGGTCCGATACTTTCAAATTTACGTACAATAACCAAAGTCGGATCAGAATATATGCCAATCACATCGAAGATGTACTTTGATTCTTTCGTGATCTTCTTTTTCTCAGAATCAGTCGGTAGATACTGGTTACCAATTTCCTCTTGTTGATTTTGGTTACTTGTTTCTAAAGTTTGATTTTGGTCACCGAATGATTCGGTATGAATTTGGTTCCTGATTTCATCTAGTCGATTCTGGTTACTACTATCTACGTTTTGATTTTGGTTACCATTTACTTTTTCCCAGAGATGACTTATACATTCTGTGAAAGAACCGAAGGCATCTGCGTAGTTCCAAAATTCTTGTGGCATATTGACTGATACCTTGCGCATGATTCCGACCTTTTTTCTTCCCGCGCCTTCTCGCTTACCGCCACGTCCTGACATTCCATATCAACTCCGTTTGATTTTAGTTACCGTTATCATATCACATTATCATTCTTTGCAAAATAGATTTTGGTTACTATTTTCAAACGGAGTTATTTTTACAATTTCTCTTTTGTTAAACTGAAATTCCGTGTGCATCCAGGTATGCAAGGCAAACGGCATATGGAGCTTCCTGTTGCGTCGAATATCCAATAACCCTATCCGTTGCCGCTTTGGCCTCGCAGATGTAGCAATTTAATTGAGGCAAAATGTCGATATAAATATCTTGCTTTCGTGCCTCCTCCACCAGCACGCCCATACCTTCCCAGGTGGTGGAGAATTTCGGCTCATCGATCACATGACCGTCCTCATCGCAGAAGATCCCATCGCCTTCTGACACTTTCCAACCAAGAGCCTGCGCAACTTTCAAATCCAACTCACGTCCTGCTTGCATCATTGCCCACCTCCAGCAATTCAGGATTCTCGTAGATGTTGCCAATGATTTCGCCATCTTCTGTCCACTCAACAGGCTTTGTAACTGCGCTGCCCGGGTACTGGAACCACCAACCGTATCTGTGCCAGACAATCACCCTTGGCGTGTCACTTCCTTGAAGCAACCATACGTCCCCCTCATATATCTCCTTGCCGTTCTTGTCGCGGAGGCCAGTGTATTGCCGCTTGATAAACTGATCATGCCGCAGAATATCTAGCAATGTAATGAACATAGCTGACTCGGCTTCGATAATATCTTCCCACGACCACATTTCCTTGGATTCTTGGTCGTAAACTTGAAACTTAATCTCACGTCCTGCTTGCATCCCGTTCCCCTCCCCATTTAAAAATCAAATTCCATTTGTCCTTCTTCTTCCCGTACCCAACCAGCTTGTACCCATGACATGAATATGCGCTTTTTCAACTCTTCCGGAACGGCATTTCCTGACTGCGAATATACCCAATATGTTGATGCGGATACCATTTCAACTTCCGGGTCGATATGCACTATAGGCATTCTGTTCCCCTCCCGTTTAAGGCGCCAGATCGCTCATAACCTGAGCGCAGTCTTCGCATATTCCTTGCACGTCATCCAGCGGTAACAACTCTTTGTCTTCTTTGCAGTTGATGCAGGTACCATAATTCCAATTCCAGAGTCCTTGTTTGCCTTTCACTGGAACCGGCTCAATTCTCTTTATATTGATCAGTTCCCAAGCGTACCGACCCGGTGTGTAATCGCCGAAAGCGTACTCTTTATCGTCCAGATAATAATCGTCTTCTGCACCGTGTAAAACTGGCATGCCTTTGTTCGTAAGCCAGTCCGAAACCTTCCTGCAATCCACCAACTCCGCGATGGCAAGCACGCACCCCAACGGAAAATCATCCTCTTTGCGAAATCCATGTTCCCAAAGCGTTGAGGATAGTTTAGGCAAGCGATGATCATAAAGCAGTTGCTTCGATGCATGTATCGCAATTGGACCGCGGTAGTTTGTTTTCCATCCTCGCGTTTCAAACTTTTTCTCACCGAGGGCGATCAATGTCGCCCACGGCTGGTGAATGGTGATTGCCTTCATGCTATCCACTCCTTCCTCAAACAATCTCCTTCGCCCATGTTGCAAACGCCTGTAGAGTAATTTCTCTTTCCCGATCTTTGGCATCAGACTTCCCTTCTGTGCAATGGAACCGGACCAGTGTTTCTTCACGGCCCGTGTACCGATAGTGATCCTTGTAAATCGCCAGCACCTTCCGAACTGTCCGATATTGGCTACCGATAGGGTGGCCGTTTGAATAAGACTTTCCGATCTCGATTGCTGATTTCTTCATCCATCTTCACTCCCGTAATGATGTGTTAAATACCTTCACCTTCTCGATATTCAGGCAATGCCCTTTTGAGAGTATCCACGATGTACGGGATTGGTTCAGGTGTACTTCTGACATGGGTGTCAATCTCCAGAAGGGCTTCATGGTATTCGTCTATAGTGTCCAAAGTATCGAAAATTGTGTTTGTGATGACCATTCCGCCAGCTTTATAGAGTGGGATATACGCCTTTTCATCAAAGCCCATTCGATCATAGATGAGATGTCGAAATGAACCTCCGCCTTCTCGAATAGATTCAGCGACTTTCTCAAATACCCATGCGACTTGTTCGACGCTTGGTTTATCCATACACGTTCACCTCATTTAACAAATCGATTGTTGTGTTATGCCTGATTTCCGTACCAATCCTCAAGCATTTCAATGGTCACGCCTTTATCAATTAGCGTTTGAATCGCCGCCTTTACTTCTTCGTCCTTCAAAATATCGCTGTTCACTTTACTTCACCCTCCCCATTTATCAAATCGTGTGGTTTGTTAAGACCGCGTGCATCTCGGACAATCTTTAAATTCTTTTGGAAATCTCTCAGGCCAGTACATTGCACTGAAAGTGGCTGGTATTTTTTTCTCGTCTAAACAAACTGGGCACTCCGGCTTCTTTTTACTTGATTCCTTTGCCACGATCATCAGCGATCCGACAGACCGACCTTTACCGGCTACCTGCCAATGCTCCACTTCGATGTGAAAGATTGCGGATCCGGGTGCTTTACTTTTCGCAAAGGCTTCAAATTGTTCTCCAGGAGCCGTGCAAATCCCATCATAGTCGGTATACAAATGCAATTTCATCTTTGCCATCCTTTCCAAAATTACCGTTGTGTATCCAGGAGCAGCCGTGGCCGGCCGCCCCTTTATCATCACTCTTCTGGCGAGCATTCCGGGCAGCATTCGTTTTCGTTGCAAGTGCAGGCAACAAGCAGGTTTCCTTTTTCGTGTTGGACCTTGTCCGCGATCATCATGGCAAAGTTGGCAACGTCCGTGGCTTCTCGGACAGTACGTTCACGATCCTCTGCTGTAAACTGTCCGCGGGCGACTTGTTCTTCCAACTCTCACGAACCTCCTCGGCCAGACGTGTAATCAAGTATCCCAGCGAGCAGGATTCCCAGCCGCCTTTGTGGTCGTTCTGCTTTAATGTCTTTTCCATCTCCCAAGCAAACCACCGGACAGGATCACGGAGGGCGGAGAGGCGCTCCAGTTCTTCCAGCAGACGTTCAGCGTCTGCCGGCGTTCCTTCCCCGTTCAAGACCCGGCTGCGCAGCTCGTCATCGACCGCCCCACCACAACACCAGCTTTCCGTCCCTGTACTCGTCTGCGTATCCTTCACTGAAGGCCAATGCCAGGATGCAGAACGTCTCATCGTCGCCGTATCGCGTGATCGTTTCGTCAGTGACACCAACGGCATTTAGCTTCATGCGGTTTTCCTCGTTGTTAGCAACGAGAATATACGGACTCTCCCCACCAATCTGGTCTACTACTTCCAGGCTGTTCAGAACATCCAGAACTGCTTGTCTATTCATTGTTCTTTCCTCCCTTTCTTGAATAACTATCGTGTTAAATCACCAACCTGAAACTGCTGTTTTATATGGAGCATTCGAGTTACCACGCCAACCTTCACTCTTTCGAAATTCCACAAACTCTTTCAAGTCATTTAAGGCTTCATTGAACGTCTCTTTCCAATGTTCTTTATCCTCATTGGGTGTTCCAAACATCAATAGAGCATACGACATTTTCTTAATGTAATTTGCCACTTCAAGTGAATCATGTCTAAAGGCTGAATATCCTTCCATATCCATGTTGTTTCTGAAATTCGGAACAACGTTGGCAAATTCATAAATCTGTGAGAGCATTATGCGTTCTGTTTTCGTCATTTCTACCCTCCTTGTCTCCGTACACATTGTGCTTACTCGTCTTCGACAGGTACCGCGATAAACATTGGGCTAACCGAGACTAGTGCATTCTTTCCGCAATCAGGACATTCGATATGTTCTTCATGAAACACGGTATCCACTTGCTTTTGCCATTCTGGTTCGTCGTGAACAGCCCTACACCATGGGCATTTCCACACGTCTACCTTTCGCGTTTCCGCCAATGGTTTTTTGTATTGTCTGGGCATCTTTCTCACTCCTTATCTCCCTACACAGTTTGTTAAATGACATCCTGCAACTCCACCGCGTCAATACGTCTCCTGCTGGCTTCCACATATGCGGCTTCCTTCTCAATGAGGATGAAGTCACGACCAGTTCGTTTAGCAGCTACTCCGGTGCTACCGCTGCCCGCGCAATTGTCCAATACCAGATCGCCGGGATTGGAGAACGTCTTGATTAGATACTCAAGCAGTTCGACTGGCTTCTGTGTCGGGTGAATCTTCTCTCGGCTGTCGTTGTTCACCACCGGTATCTGCAGTACGGTCGTCGGGTATCGATCAGTTTGGCCCCCGCCGGTGATCCCGGTCTTTGTTTGCCCGTAATTTGTACCGTCGCTGGTGTTCTTCGTAAAGTTATTCACCGGCTTATGCCCTGTTGTTTTCTGAGGGTTGTATGTCGGGAGTTTCTTGTAAAAAATCAGAATGCTTTCGTGTGCCCTGAGTGGCATCTTTTTGGCGTTGAGAAACCCCGTTGTCTTATTCTTCTGCCAGATAATCTCGTATCGGAACAGCTTCTGGTTGCTCATGACCAGCTGGCTTGTAAACGGCTGCGCTGCTGTTAAGATGATCGCCCCGTTATCTTTGATCACTCTTTCATACTCCGACCAGAGACGGCCAAGATCTAGAGGCTTATCCCATTCGTTTTGTGTGATGCCATAAGGGAGATCGCAAATGATTAAGTCGATTGATCCGGTCACGATCCGCGGCATTACCTCAAAGCAATCGCCGTGAATGATTGTGTTTCGCACCTATAGTGCCTCCCTTTCTTTACATACTGAGCATTTTGTTCCCAGACGTTTTCGTTATGTTAAATTGCCTTCATGAACCGCTTTGATCGCCGCCATAAACGGGTACGCATGTGCTGGAACAACCGCATTGCCGCATGCTTTCAGTCTGGGCACTCTGTTCTTTACCCCGGTTGCTACCCTCGGCGGTTCCCACTCGTACTGTTCTTCATTTGGCCCTGCTGGCCACCTTGGCTCCTCAATCCAATGTGATTCGGTCTCGTCCCGGTCTATGTCCGTCCACCCGATCGGAAATCCCATCAGACATTCCACCCAGTCTGGATTGAGCTGTCCTTTTTGTCCTTGTCGCATTACCGCTCCGGGAACCGTATCTCTATCAATTTGCGAGGGTGGAAGTGTAGCGTTCTTGGCATCCTGAGCTGCAGGCGTTGGCCAGAGGGACGTATGATGTACGGCGCCAGATAGTGCATAGTTCCCCTTGCTATCCCGTTGGTTTGGCCCTCCGTGTTCCCCGTCACTTGCTCTTGGCGTCGGCCAGAGTTTCACTGCGCCGGGCAATCCATTCCTCGGATCGTCCGCATTTATGTTCCCTCGCTTTTCTGCGTCATTTGCCCGCGGCGTGGGCCAGAGCTTTACTGCATCATTCAGGTTTGGGCTCCACCCCTGCTCTGCTTTACGGTCCACCCTAGGGGAACTAGGATCGTCTGCACTCCTGTAATCTCTGGCTTGAGGCGTTGGCCATATCCCTTTTTTAAGGTTGGAGATGTCGGTTCTGAGGGATCTCCCTTGTCCTCCTCCGTGGCTCCCAACTGAATCAGAAGCGCTCGGTGTGGCCCACAATAAAAACTCTCGCTCGTCCATGCGGGGCTTCGACGGCTGCAGCTGGTAGTAGAAACGGCCTTGCCGAGTAGCCTTCACTTTCCAGGTCAGCAAGTACGCTGTCGAGGCCCAGTGTGACGTGTCCAGCAACATTCTCTCCAAAGAACCAAGTGGGCCTGAGCTCGCACACAATTCTAAACACTTCCGGCCAGAGGTGGCGGTCATCGTCCTCGCCAAGTCGCTTCCCGGCGTGGGAGAAAGGCTGGCAAGGGTATCCGGCGCAAATAAGGTCAATTGTTCGGCTTCCATCCTCCGTTATCACCCCTGCGTCTATAAGCATTTGCTTGTTCAATTTCCGTAGGTCGTCGAAGATCGGTACTCCCGGGAATCGTTTGTTCAAAACCTTCACTGGATACGACTCTATCTCGCAGAAGGCCACCGTCTCTATCCCAGCCCACTTGGCTGCCAACCCGATCCCGTCGATTCCCGAGCAGAGAGATAGCATCCTCATGCGTTTCACCGCCCCTTAAAGATCATGCCTTCAATTTCGCAAACCTCCCACCGCTCATTAAGGGTGTGGTCCTTTTTCATAGTGGCCAGCGCCTTTTCTGCATTCGCTCTTGTTTTGTATATTTTGTCGTGAAAATTGTAGACGGTTGTTCCTTCCACGATGGCAATGATAAACATGTTATTTTCACCGCCTTGTTTTACATAATTGAGATTGTGAAACTATAAGCTGAAGCCATCCACGGCCTCGTCGATCAGATCCTGGGTGATTCCGATGTAGCGCAGCGTGATCGCCGGGTGGCTGTGATTGAATATCATCTGCAGCGTTGCGATGTCTCGTGTTCGCTGATAGAAGTGGTAACCGAACGTCTTCCGAAGGGTGTGCGTTCCAACTTCGCTCAGCCCGATCTTCCGAGCCGTCCCGTTCAGAATTTGATAAGCACGTACCCGGGTAATCGGTTTTGGGCGCTTCGATGATGCAAACAGATACTCGTCATCGTCCATTCCTTTCGTGTAGCTCTTGATTGCTTCTTGCAGCTGCTGATTCAACTTGAATCGTTTGCGCTTTCCAGTCTTCTTTTCTGTGATGACAAGATGCTGCTTACCCCTGACGTCGGAAACTTTCAAAGGCAAGATGTCGGAGATTCGTAGACCTGTGTTGACACCGAAGTTCAAAAGAAATCCATCCCTCGCGGAATTCTTCTTCAACAGTTCCCTGAGTTCTTTTATTTTTTCTTCAGATCTAATGGGCTGTACAAAGTTCATACTGATCCCCCTTTTCTTGTCTCATCGGCCTGTGCTAAGCTTCCAGCAGGAGTGTGATCACATGGAAAAGTCGTTCTATTATCCGGTTCCTTGGGGAGACGTAACGTTTTTAAAAGATGCTTTGGCTGCGATGGATCTTCCATTCTCAATTGAGCAGCCTACTGAGCGGCTTGAGTTGGGCCCTGGTGAGGTGGCAATTGTATTCCCAGACCTCCACGTTCGCGATTACAATGCTGTCCGTGATTTGTTTGGTGGCCACGGAAAACGGTATCCGGGGTGAACTACTTCCGTCCATTCCAAGACGGCCGACCGCCGCCCACTTTGTAATTGTTAAGGCGCCCGATTCCACTTTCGTTCCTTGCCCATTCGGCAATTTTTCTCGGAATAATCACAGGTGCTGTACGCTTTGGCTTTTGTGGATTGCTCATCTTCCACACGCTCCCTCTTTTAAGCCGCCTCGCCTATTAGCTTGTCTACCCATAGCAGGTAATCCAGCGCGGCCCTTTTTGTGTTTTGTACGGCATATGCGTAGTACTCGAAATCGTCTTTTGGAATACTTTTGCGTCCGCCAGTTTTGGCATGAAGCATGTAGTGCCGGATCGTTGACAAGGGGACAAAGAATACTTCTCGTGATTTCGCGAACTCAATTAGGAAGAAGCAAATAGCCCCCTGTTGTTCGGCCTTTTCCAAGTGCGTGATTTGATGATGCTCGATATTATCCAGGGGGAAACGAGTCTCTTCTCGGGTAGATTTAGCCTCGAAGTAAATCGCTTTTCCTCGGTACACCCCGTCATAATCCACTGTCGATTTTTTCTCAAAGGCTGCAATGAAGTGGAATCCCTGTTTGCGGAGGGGCTTCATAGGTGTAGGGCGTTTGTGAATGAGCGCGATGCCGGCCCGTTCGTACTGGAGATTCGTGAAGTTCAAGAGTTGTTCAAATGCTTGTCCACGGTTCGCTTGGCTTTTCCGAATTCCCATGCTTTTCCCTCCTATGCTGTCCGTCTTGGCATCCACGCATCTACGTAGCGTAGTACTTGTTGCAGTTCTGTCCTACGCACATCCCGGTAACTTGCCACCGCCCACCGATCCTTGATTTCCCGATGCAGTTGGCGGAATAGTTCACGACGTCGCTGCTGATCGCTCTCGATCTCATACACTCGACGAGCAACTGCCTTTTGAAGCGCTCGCTGTTCACCGTGATCGATGGTGATCTGCTCATCCACTTTTTGCTCAAGCTCAATGATTTTTTGGCTATGTGTTTGTGCGATCGTTTTGACTTCCTCAACCTCTTCAGCCAGCTCCGCGGTCAATTTGAGTGATTGAATCAACGCCTGGCGTTCGCTAAGAGGCACAATTTTGTTTTCAGAAACAGCATAGGCACCAGTTTTCCGAATTGACGGTAATACCTCACGTTTAATCCAACGTTTGAACTCTTTTGCTTCTTGTTTTTTGCTTCCAAGCACTAACTCGTAAAGGCCAGATTCGTTTACT